GCCGACCCCTCGGAGTGGCCGAAGCGAACCCAGTACGGGCTCCGCCTCGCCAACTACTTCGCTGCTCGCCTCGGTGGCGAGAAGCCGGAACTGCCCAAGTACAACAAGGAGAGTAACTGATGTCTCGACGTACCATGAGCCGAAAGTCCCCCACTGCGGACATCACCAAGATCGGACGCATCGCCAGCCCCAAGGGTGTGGCCGCCTACGCCTACCTCGATGAGCCGGATGAGGCCTTCGGAAAGACCCAGTACCGGATCACCGTGTACTTCACGGACAAGACGGCCCCCGACTACGTCGCCTTCGTCAAGAGCCTCAAGGATGTCGCCAAGGAGCACGGGGCCGACAAGCTGCCGATCAAGCTGGTGGACCAGAAGATGGTGGACAAGGCCAACGAGAAGGGCTACGAGTCCCACCCCGTCGGCACCCCGTACCTGCAGTTCACGACCAACTACAACCCCGACGATCCCCGCCCGATCCCGGTGTTCAACGCGAAGGCCGAGCGAGACGACACCCTGCGAGTGTTCGGCGGGGACATCGTCCGGGTCGAAGGCTCGATGGTTCGGTGGGAGATCAACGGTGACAGCGGCATCAAGATCTACCTCAATGCCGTCCAGCTTCTGCACGCGAACCGCCGTGCGGCCACCGGCAGCACCTTCCAAACGGAGGAGGAGTTCTTGTCGGACGACCTCGACGAGGCCCCCGAGGGAATGACCTTCACCGACCGTGACGCCCTGATCAACACCGAGGATGACGACCTCGATGATCTCCTGTGATGGAGGCCTTCGTGTGTCAGGACGCTCGCCGCCTTGAGATCCTGATCCCACTCCTTCCGGTCCCGGCCTCCCGCCCGCGTGTCACGGTGCGGAAAGTCCGGGGCCGGATGCAGGGGCTGGCATACTTCGACGGCCGGTACAAGAAGTTCAGGGAGGACTATGCCAAGGTCCTGTCCAAGGCCAGGATTAGAATGTACGAAGGCCCGCTGGAGGTGTACACCAATGTCTATGTCCCCCGACCCAAGACCACCAAGCGTGAGTGGCCGAAGGGGGACAACGACAACTACGAAAAAGCCTGCTGGGACGGGCTGAATGGAGTGGCATGGGCCGACGACGACCAGATCGTGATCAACCACACCGTGAAGGTGTTCACCGAGACGGACCCAAGGATCTGTATACAGGTCCGCTCACTGGACCCGAGTCGAATGAGGCGTACGCTTCTCTGGTCCGGGCGGCTGTCAATGAAATGGCCAGGCGAAAAGCAGTAGCCGCCATGGAGAGGCGACAGGAACTGATCGCCGGGTTCGTTGCCCGGCACCGGTGCGACCCCGCCGAGTGTCGTCTGGTGGAGCAGACGTTCGGAGATGGAACCATGAAGATCTGGGTGGAGAGAGTACCCAATGGAGAGTGATTCGCTTCAGAAGAAGCCCTGCCCCGCCTGCCGCAAGAATGGCGGGGACAAGACGGGGGACAACCTCGTCGTGTACCCGAACGACCGAGGGGCGCACTGCTTCGCCTGCGGCTACCATGTCCATGGCAGCAAGGCCACGGCCGAGGATGCCCCTCCCTCCCGGGGCTTCGACACCAAGAGGCCTCTGCGCGGGTCCGTCGAGGCCCTGCCCCACCGCCGCATCAGCCAGCGGACCTGCCGCCTGTTCGACTACCGGTCGCTGACCATCGGCGACAAGTCCGTCGAGGTGGCCAACTACTTCAACGACGAGGGCCTGCAGGCGCAGCACATCCGCTACACCAAGGACGGAAAGAAGTTCTTCCCGTGGCGGGGCGACACGCAGAGCCTGCCGCTGTTCGGGCAGCACCTGTGGAACGGGCGAGGCAAGCGGGTTGTCGTCACCGAGGGAGAGATCGACGCCATGACGGTGTCGGAACTGTGGAACAATCGGTGGCCCGTCGTCAGCCTGCCCAGCGGTGCCGATCATGCGGTCAAGGCGATCCGCACCAACCTGACGTTCCTGTCAGGGTATGACGAGATCGTCCTGTGCTTCGACAACGACGAGCCGGGCCGTGATGCGGCCGTCGCCTGTGCCGAACTACTGCCCCCGGGCAAGGTCAAGATCGCCACCCTGCCCTACAAGGACGCCAACGAGTGCCACCTGCGGGGCGACACCAAGCGTCTGATGTCTGCCATCTACGAGGCCCGCTCCTACCAGCCTGACGGTGTGCTGCACGCTGCCGACGTGGCCGGTACCCTAAAGCTTCAAAAGATTTGGACATTCCCGTGGCGATCCCTGACCAAGGCATTCATGGGCCAGCGGTCCGGGGAGATCACGCTGTACGCTTCGGGCACCGGGTCGGGCAAGAGTACCTTCACCCGCGAACTGGTGTACCACCACCTGCAGCGGGGCCGACGGGTCGGGGCCGCCTTCCTTGAGGAGTCGCCCCAGGAGACCCTCGATGATCTCATCGGCCTGCGGCTGGGTGCCCCGGTCCGCCAGCAGATCGCTGCTCAACAACTCAACGAGATCATGGAGGCCGAGGGCGAGGACCCCATCGACTTCGAGTTCGAGGCCGACTATACTCCAGAGGAATACGATGAGGCCCGGACCTTCTTCCGCGAGGCTCCCTTGTTCTTCTACGACCACCACGGCACGACCGAGTTCAACAACATCCTTCAGAGGATCGAGTACATGGCCGTCGCTCTGGAGTGTGATGTCATCATCGTGGACCATGTCACCGCCGTGGTGGCGGGCATGGACCAGAACGGGTCCGAGCGTCAGACCCTTGACGAGGTCATGCGATCACTACGCTCCATCGTGGAGAGAACGGGATGCCGCATCGACGTGGTGTCCCAGTTGAACCGCCTCATCGGCAAGCCCGCCGAGGAGGGCGGCCGGATCACGCTCAACAACCTGCGTGGTTCCGGATCCCTTGGGTCCGTACCCAATACGGTCATCGCCATCGAGCGGGACCAGCAGTCCGAGGACCCGGAGGAGAGGAACATCGTCAAGATCCGTGCCCTCAAGGGCCGGTTCACAGGGGGCACCGGCGTGGCCGGATACCTCCGCTTCGATACAACCACCCGTCGGCTTGTCGAGACCGACTGGAGAGAACCCAATGAATCAGAATACCAACAATACCAGCCCGTCGTCGGAGACCTCCTCGCACCAGCCGAAGAAGGCACCCCGAAAGCCGATTGACCCGCCCCGAATCCCGATCACTCCGCCGGAGGACGGGTTCCGCATGTCGCAGTTCAACGAGAAGATGATCAACAAGGACGTGCAGGACCTCAAGTATGCGGTCATCGAACTGCAGGAGGTCCTCACCGAACTGGTTCTGCGAGACAACCGGAGGCAGTGATGCCAGCATACGTCTTCGACATCGAGGGCAACGGGTTCAACGAGTACACGATCAAGGGCGACACCGCCCTGCCGGAGGTGACGAGAGTCCACCTGCTGTGCATGATCGACACGAAGACCCGCAAGGTCTACACCTACCGTGAGGACCGCATCACCGAGGGACTGGCTCGCCTGTCCACGGCCAGTGCGGTCATCGGGCACAACATCTACTCCTATGACCTGCCCGTACTCCGCAGGCTGTACGGGTGGGTGCCCACGAGCAAGGTGTTCGACACCATCGTTGCCGCCCGCCTGCTGTGGCCCGACCCCCGGGACCATCCGCATGGCGGCAACAGCCTCGATGCCCTGTCGGTGGCTGCGGGCGGTATCCGCAAGCAGCACTACACCGGCGGGTTCGAGGAGTGGAGCCCCGAGATGGAGGCGTACTGCGAGGACGATGTGCGTGCGAACCTCGACATCTTCAACTGGATCAAGCCGAAGGTGAAGAAGTTCCGCACCGCCCTGCGGCTTGAGCATCGGGTGGCCGACATCATCTCCCATCAGGTGGAGAACGGCGTGTCCATCGACGTGGATCAGGCCGAGCGGCTGATCGACTTCTTCGAGCGGGAGTCCGCCGAGTGTCGTGACGCTCTCGACAAGGCGTTCCCGGAAATCGTTACAGAACAGCCACTTCCCAAGTCCCGCATGTACGTGGACCCAGAAACAGGTACGCTGTACGAGTTCAAGAAGGATGCCCCCAAGGACATCTCCCCCCGCCTGATGCCGGGACCGCCAAAGACCAAGACGGTCCACCAGTACTTCAACCCCGGCTCCACCAATCAGGTGGCCCACCGATTGCTCCACAAGTACGGGTGGGCCTCGCCCCGCACGGCGGCGGGCAACCCGTCGGTGACCGAGCAGACCCTGCTGTCCCTCGACTACCCCGAGGCCCAGTACCTCGTACGGTACAACATGGCCGACAAGAGACTGCAGCACCTCAAGGACTGGGCGCAGCGGGCCCGGGAGTGTCGCACCCCAGGCCGCATCCACCCGTCGGTCAACTCTCAGGGGGCCGCTACAAGCCGCATGACGCACAAGCAGCCCAACCAGACCGCCTGCCCCCGGGTGGTTGCCGGGCCCGACGGCCCCATCAAGGGGTACCAAGGGCGGTGGGGATACGAGATGCGGTCGCTGTGGCGGCCCCGTGAGGGGTGGGCCATGGTGGGCGGTGATGCCAGCGGACTGGAGCTTCGGCTGCTGGGCTGGGCCCTGTCACCCTACGATGGTGGCGACTACATCCGGGCCCTGCTGGAGGGTGATATCCACACCACCAACCAGCAGGCCGGTGGCCTCGACACCCGCGCCCAGTCCAAGGAAGCTGCCTATGCGTTCTTCTACGGGTCGGGCAACGAGACCCTGGGCGACACCATCATGCACCACCAGTCGCTGTCGCCAGATCAGCGGCGGCGGTACATCGGTCGCCGACCGGACCAGGTCGGTGCCGCCTACAAGCGTACGTTCAAGCAACGCACCAAGGGTCTGACCCAACTCATGAAGTGGTGCGAGAATCAGGCCAACAAGCATGGGTACATGGCCCTGCCTGACGGGAGACACGTACCGATCCGCAAGGCCTATGCCGCCCTGAACACCCTGCTGCAGGGCACGGGCGGTGTCGTCATGAAGCTGGCCCTCGTCCTGCACCACGATGCCCTTGTCAGTGCGGGCTATCGTCGGGACGAGGACTTCTCCTACATGCTCAACGCTCATGACGAGTTTCAACTGGAGTGCCGACCCGACATCTCGGAGTTCGTCGGCCAGAAGATCGTGTGGTCCATCGAGGAGGCAGGCCGCCGCCTCAAGATCACATGCCCCCTGACGGGCGAGTACAAGATTGGCTCGTCATGGGCCGAAACCCACTAGAGGAGAACACATGCGAATCATCGCCTTCGGTGGTCTGGCCCAGGCGGGCAAGACTGCTGCCGCCCAGCACCTTGCTCATGTCGCCTTCGACTCCGGCTACATCCCCAAGCTCGAACACTTCGCCGGTCCCTTGAAGCAGGCGGCCGACATTCTCGGTGCCAGCAAGAAGGACAACCCGGCACTGTATCGGCTCTTTTGCCAGTATATGGGCTCCTCCTTCCGTGATCCCGAGTTCGATCCCGGCATCACCGGCCCGGACTACTGGGTCAATCTGCTGAACGACCGCATCCGGCAGGCCGAGAAGGAAGAACAGAAGCGTCTCGACGCCAAGACCCCCATCGGGTTCTACGAGACGCTGATCATCATCGACGATGTCCGGTACCAGAACGAGGTGGACCTGATCGGCCGATGGGGAGGCACCCTCGTCTTCGTCGATGCGTGGAATCGGCTCAATCTACCCAATGACTGGGACGCTCTGCCCCAGTGGCGGAAAGATCCCAGCGAGCGTCTTGCCTGGGACTACGGAAAGGGCACCGGACCTGACGAGCAGTTCGACTACGTCTTGGTCAACGGTGGTTCCATCGAGATGCTCCATGACGGAGTCGAGTCCCTGTTCCCCCTGATGGCTGGAGAGATTCCCGATGTTCAGTGATGAGTTCCATGTCCACCGCACCGCCCTGATTGACGCCGACTACATCGCCTACCACACGGCGGCATGGGCCCACAGCCACCAGGCCGACATGCACGACATCCATGAGAAGATGCTCGATGCCCTCGACCTGTGGGTCAACATGGCCTGTGCCTCCGATGCGGTGATGATCTTCTCCTGTGACAAGGAGGACAACTTCCGCAGGGACAGCTACCCCCTGTACAAGGCCCACCGCACCGGTGCCCCGCCCGCCATGCTGGACGAGGCCAAGGATCTCCTCCGGTCCATGCCCGTTCAGTCCGTGTCTCGTCCCCGCGTCGAGGCCGACGACCTGATCGGGGTCCTCATGACCAATGGCCGGGTCAAGAATCCGGTCTGCATCAGCCGGGACAAGGACCTGCGGCAGGTACCGGGCTGGCACCTCAATCCCTTCGAGGAGGACTTTCCGGTCTACGTCTCCCCCTACGAGGCGGACCTCAAGTTCTATGTCCAGTGGCTCACCGGGGACACTACCGATGGATTCCACGGCATCCGGGGGATCGGACCCAAGAAGGCCTTGGGCCTGCTGGACCCTGACCGGCCCGACTCATGGGAGGAAACGGTCTGCCGAACCTACCAGCATCACGCTTTCAGCGTCGAGGATGCCGAGGCTCAGGCCGTCTGTGCCCGCATTCTTCGTGCTGAGGACTGGGACCCCAAGAACCAGGCCCCGCGCCCGTACACGATCCCTGAGCCCCTGCGGTGGAGCCCTGTATATGACCACGCTTGATGGAGATCTGGGGCATTCAGACACTTCCTTCTTTCCCTCCCTTCTCCTTATTTTCCTTTCCCCCCATCCTGCCAGGATTCCCATCTGGGCCCGACTGTCGGGGCAGGAATACACCCACGCAGTCGCCATGATCGGCGATTACATCTGGGACCAACCCATCGACGGGAAGGGGGCCTGCTACGAGGCCGAGGAGTGGATGGGGGCGGCCAACGTGGACGAGAGGGATGCGGTGTTCGTCATCCTGCCCGGCCGAGATGCCGACCCGGAGGCAACCCTTCGGGCTTTCCGAAAGGTTGCCGGTCGGCGGGGCCAGCGAATCCGAACCATGCTTCGATTCCTTCGGCTGTGGCCGTTCCGTCCGTGGAACTGCACCAGCCCGATTCGCATTCTGGCGGGGGCCTATGGCTTACCGCTGACAGGAGAGACCCCCGATGACCTCATCGAAGAAGTCACCCGGATCCTACTCAGCCCTGAGCGAGATCCGGGAAACGTTCCCACCGGTTCCTGACGCCCTTCCGGAGCGGCTGTTGGAACTGATCGACGCCACCTGTAGACAGGAGCGGTTCTATGCCGGGATGTCGGCGGAGGACTGCCTCAAGCGGGCCGCCTTTGAGGCGGGCATGAAAGAGGCGGCCCACCAACTGCTCATGATTCACCGCCTGCAAAGCAGGCCGAAGGATGCCGATGGAAGACCAGAGCAACGCAGTACCCACCGGTGGCCTCCTGCCGGTACCCAGCCCGGACGAGGCACGGATTGAGGCACAGAATGCCCGCCGTCTTGCTCGCCGCCGTCAGGCCGCCGCCCTGGCCCTGCAGATTCAGCAGACCGGGGCCGAAGACTTGAGTCGAGAGGGCGAACGCCGCACCGTTGGTGGCACTTTCGAGAGCCTGCAGCAAGTGCCCGAGCGTCAGCCCCTCCCGTACACCGGCCTCAACATGGCCGACGTGTTCGCCTTCCTGAGCGGGCTCTCATTCGACCCGTCTCGCCAGAATCTCGGCCAGGTAGGGTTCCAGACCTCGTTCGGCCCGGGCGTCATCGGACGCAACGTGACCGGACTCGATTGAAAGGACAGACCATGGCCAAGAAGAAGGACTCTCGCCTTGAGCGGGCCGGGGTCAGCGGCTACAACAAGCCGAAGCGTACCCCCAACCACCCCACCAAGTCGCATGTGGTGGTCGCCAAGGAAGGCGATCAGGTCAAGACCATTCGGTTCGGCCAGCAAGGAACCAAGGGCAGCCCCAAGAAGAAGGGCGAGTCCGAGGCTCACGCCAACCGGCGGAAGTCATTCAAGGCCCGGCATGCGAAGAACATCGCCAAGGGCAAGATGAGTGCGGCATACTGGTCTAATAAAACAAAGTGGTGAACCATGAAGATCGCTGAAGACTTTGCCAAGCTGGACACGGACCGGACCATCGCACTCAACCGCAAGCGTGAGCATGCGTCTCTGACGATCTCGTCCCTTCTGCCGTATGAGGGCCACACCATCCACACTCCGCTGGAGGTGCCATACAGCACCGTCCCTGCGGAGGGGATCAACTCTCTGGCGGCCCGGATCACCTCTGTGGTGTTCCCGCTGAACGGACAGAGTATCTTTGAACTGATGGTGAACGAGCCCTTCGTGCCGCAGGGCCGAGACGACAGCGATCTGGTCCAGTCATTCCGACGATTCGAGTCGGCCGTGATGAACGTGCTGGCTCCGACCAACCTTCGGTCCTCGGTGCATCTTGCCTACAAGCAGATGATCGCCCTCGGAGACACGCTGCTGCACATGGACGATGAGTTTCAGTTCCGGGTCTTTCGACCGGACCAGTTCGTCGTCCGCCGCAAGCACGAAGGACAGTGGCAGGAGATCATCCTCGTCGAGGCGGTGCTACCCGAGTGGGAGCCCGATCTGTCCGAGTCCGAGGGATTTCCCGATCCCATCTCCCCCACCGTGATTCCCACCGCCCCGCAGGGCGAACAGTGGGAGGCCCTGTACACCCGCATCCGCAGGACGGAGAACAACAAGTTCGAGGTCACGCAGGAGCATCGCGGACGAGAGGTGGGCCGACGCACCTACGAGGTATGTCCCTACTTCCTTGGCCGGTGGAACACCGTGGCCGGAGAGCCCTACGGTACTTCGCTGGTGGAGGACATGTTCGGGGAGATCCGAGTCCTCGACGCCCTGTCGAAGGCCCTTCTTGACCTGTCCCTGCTCAATGCCGAACACCGGTGGGGTGTGAACCCCGCAGGCATCACCGAGATTCAGGACCTCCTCGACTCGGTGAACGGTGAGTTCGTGGGGGCCTCCCCCAATGACGTGTTCCCGATGCAGTTCGCCAACAACCCGGCACTGCAGTCCCTGTTTGCCACGGTCAAGCACCGGGAGGAGGTGGTCGGCCGCCGGTTCCTGATGAACTCGGCCGTCCAGCCCCAGGGTGAGCGGGTCACCGCCTTCCAAGTCAGTGTCCTTGCACAGGAACTGGAGTCCATGCTGGGCGGCATTCTGTCGTCAGCGGCCCGGGACCTGCAGGAACCCATCCTTCGCCGTGTCCTGTACGTCATGGGACAGAAGGACATGATCCCCCGAGACATCTCGTCGGAGATCGAGAAGGCCGGGGGCTACGTCAAGATCCGCATCCGTGCCGGTCTGGAGATCCTGAACCGCGAGGCCGAGCGTGCCAAGCTGGACCAGGCCCTGCAGAACGTTCGCAACCTTCCTCCGGACGCCACCTCGGCGTTCAACTGGTCCGCCATCGGCAAGGACTGGTGGGAATCCATGGGGCTGGAGAGTACCGGCCGCATCTACACCGAGGACGAGATCGCCCAGCAGCAGGCCGCCGCCCAACAGCAGGCCATGCAGATGCAGGCCGCACAGGCGGGCATGCAGGCTGGGGTTCGTAATGGAGAGCAATCGCAGTGAGCGATGAACATAACGACACTAGCACCGTCGAGGGACGTGCTGCAGAGATGGCGAAGTTTGCACTGACTACGCCGGATCGGGTTCCTGTCAAGTTCCGCCGTTCGGATGGTACCATCGACGTTGACGCACTCACTACGTCATACATCGAGTTGGAGCGTCGGCAGAGCGGCGGCGGCAAGGCACCCGCATCAGATCCTGTGGACACCCCTGACGCTGTCAGTGTAAGTGATGGGCTCGTAGACAATAGCCCATCGCCCGCCGCAGTCCCGACGGATGTCCTGTCCTCGCTGGACGAGACCCTCGGGACTGCGGAACCGGCCACCCCCACACTGCAGGAGGTGTGGAAGCAGGCCTCGACCGAGATCGCTTCGGGCGGTCTGAGCGAGGCCACTCGGCACAAGCTCATGTCGAGCGGCGTTCCTGCCGACATGATCAAGGCCGCCGAAGACACGGCCCGTGTTCGCACGGAGCAGATCAAGGCCAAGGCCGTCGAGGTCGCTGGGTCCGCCCAGAACCTTCAAGCCACCCTTGCCTGGGCCAAGACCAACCTTCCGCTGGAACAGCGGCAGGCCATGGTTGACGGCCTCCGTGGCCCCAATGCCGAGATCCTGCTGCAGGGTCTTGTTGACCGGGCACGGCGTGCCGGTGTGCTCGGAGAGTCGGGACACCTGCAGGTCGCTGATGGCGGCCCTCCCCTGTCCGACAACTCCCAGGTGCGGCCATTCCGTGACCCTGCAGAGATGCAGGCCGTGATGTCCGACCCCCGATACGGCACCGACCCCGACTACCGTCGGATGACCATGAAACGACTGGCCGTGACTCGCGGCCAGGACCCGTCTGTCTACGATCAGGGCTATGTGACCTGATCCCCACTGCCCCGGCATTCGTCCGGTCAGGCCCGCAACCACCCGGAGGCCCCCACGTTGGGGACAACCTCGCAGCGAGAGCGGATAACCTGTGTGGCAACCACCACCACTATTTCAAGGAGCAATAGGCCATGTCCTATGTCTCGAATGCGATCCGATTCGGATCGAACTCTGCTCTCGCTGCTCCGTCGTATGACGACCTCTACCTTCCTGTTTACGGGGGTGAAGTTCTTACGCGGTTCAACGAGTACCTCGGCGCTACTCAGGGCGTCAAGCGCAAGAACATCATGACCGGCAACACCGCCCGGTTCCCCCGCCTCGGCGGCATCGGGGCCGAGCGGCACGCCATTGGTACCAAGCTTCTGGGTCTCGACTCGGAGCAGACCGAGGTGACCATCACGCTCGACGAGCGTCCGCTGGTCAGCCACTTCCGCCTCGACGACATCGACGAGGCCATGAGCCACTTCCAGAACCGGTCGGAGATCGCCATGCAGGCGAGCCAGGCCCTGGCCGAGGCTCAGGACCGGTACACGCTTCGTCTGGCCATCAACGCCAGCCGGGCCACCCCGGCCAGCACCTATGGGGGCACCGCCTCCAGCTTCCCGGGCGGCGGCATCGACGGTGCCGGTACCGCCAAGGTGGCCGACATGCAGAACTCGGCCGGTGCTACGCCGACCGACGATCAGATCGGCAACTTCCTTGAGGCTCTGGACGACATCATCGTCCGCTTCGACCAGCTTCGTGTGCCCTTCGGCATGCGGCAGTGCTATGTCGATGTCGCCTTCTGGCACGCCCTTCGTCAGTTCGGTTCGCCTCGTTCGGCGGCCGATCTCAACAACGGCCGTCGCCCGCTGTTCATGGACCGCGAGGGCTTCTACGGCCCGCCCGCCGGTGCCGAGCAGTTCGGTGCGGGGGCGGTTCCGCCCTTCGCTTCGGCCCTGCCGTACAACGGCATCATGATCAACCGGACCAACCTGCTCCCCAACGGTCAGGACCTGTCCACCGATGATGAGGCCAAGTATCGCGGCGACTTCACCGACACCCGGGCGATTGTGTTCCAGCAGGATGCCGTCTGCGTGGTCTCGAAGATGGACATCCAGACCGAGGCCGAGCGTGACGTGTCTCGTCAGGACTTCCTGTTCGTCACCAAGATGCTCTCGGGCGGTGGCACTCTCCGCCCCGAGTGCGCCGTTGAGATCACGGACACCAACGCCTGATAGGAGGTAGCCACATGGCTATTCAGAATACTCGTTTCACTCCCGCCCGCCGAGGCCCCGCACTGTCGGATGGTCTGGGCGGTTCTTCGGAGCGACCCGCCGCCCGCGAAAAGGATCCCGTCCTTCGCGTCGTGGGCCACCGCACCGAGGACATCCGTCTCACCCCCACCGGCACGGACGTGACGGCGGGGGACGAGGCCGTCCTGTACGACTTCGGTGCCCCCGACAAGCTGTCGGTGGGCCGGTACCTCCTGACCCGTCCGGGGGCCGCCTCGGCCACCGCCCAC